GTTTTCTTGGGATTTTGGGTTCCGGTGTTTAACGAGATCTATCCGGTATCTCTGGTTGACCTAATAAAATTAGCTGTGTTCATATTTAACTTCTACTACCACTAGACTTACAACATTGAAAACAGGCCGGCAATTGATTCAAGAGGATCACTCATCAATGTGTTTAGAGCTTTCGTAGCGTGATCATAGACCATCTTTTCCACACTAGTCACACCACCTTCAATAAAGGATCCAACGGTTGAATGCACGTTGGACACAGCTTGTTCGGCTGCTGATGATTTCGGCGGATTAGATTTAGCTATAGCGGTCAACGCACGAGCACTCTGCAGCGGTTCGAACTCGATGTTCAAAAACCATTCTGCATTCAACAATGAAGCACTATTAGCAGCACCGGTGATTTCTACCCAGAGTGTCGACCAATCACTTGTAAAAGCGGTAGTTGTCGACTGAGCTTGAAAATCACGCGCTCCAGTACCTTTCGGGGTAGAGATCATCGAGATCTCCATACCAGGTTGGATAGCTTTGATAACAGTTTCTTGATACAATTCTTCACCTAAGGTGTAGGTGCCGCCTACAGCAGGAGCGGGTCCGGTACCGAGGGTTACGATACCTGCTGCCGCAGTCGCAGACGCAACACAGCGAACGATCACTCCGAAACTCACTACCCTATAGTTACTGCCATAGGTTGCTACTAAAGGGGCTGTTTTGTACAATACTGACGCCGCTGCCATGGTTACAGTAGTCGCGGTGCTTGTGGCACCTGCTAAGTAACCATACGGGGCGGTCGGCGTAAAACAGTACATATTATTGCCATTCGCACCTTGCGTAACAAGGGTTAAGTTTCCTCGGATCTGTTCTGTGAGGGTGTTGCCACCAGTGCCATCAGGCCATTTTGAATTCTTCGCCGCAGGGCAAAAAGGATCAGTGACAGAACAAACACTGCGTATGTGAACGTCACCAGCCCGTTTGGGGCCAGATCGGAGAACGCGTTTTGCTCTGTTTGACCTTCTTTTAATCGGTCTCGGAGATACATTATTGGCTAGCACTTGAGCTTTGACTGGGCGGACTGCTTTTCTCTTCGCTGTTTGGTTTCGCTTGTTTTTGGCCATCTTCGCGTCTTTTCAAACGCAGGGACAATTCGAAGTTCTACTTGTTCTTAAGGGATATAGGTCAACCTGAGAGCATATTTTTACCGACCCGCTCCCTCAGAGGTCTTTGTCAAATACCACGTTCATCCATGATGCATAGAGAACTGCTGGTAGTGACGTGATGGTCTTTAACAACCTCTCCCATTCAACGAGGTCCGAGCGGGTCAGACCATAACGTTGGAAGAGGAAGACGAATGTCTCATCACAGTATTCGTGCGCTCGTTCCGTGTGAACCTTGTGCGGTTCGTATTCGACATAACGCGAATTGGAAACCGGTAAGATCTCCAGGACGCGCTGGCAATACTCTCGCACAAAGGGGACGTGATAATTGTCTTGCAAGTGACCAATGATAGCGCTTCGATAGTCGGCTAGACCATCTTGCGTAATCAACATCGAACTTGCTTTCATCAACCATCGTCCTATTTTTGCTCCAAGAACGCTACCATCGGGAGTGGGCCAAAATAACCGAGAGTAAAACTCTACTTCACAGATTTCATGAACCACTTCTAGCTTCACACGATACCCGAGGTCTAAACAAGTCGCTACTGGATCGACAGGAATGAGATGACTTGCGATCACTGTCACACCGTCATCACCTCCCGCTAGTAGAAACTTGTCTTCAACCAACTTGGCATCTGAAGTCACGTAGTTCAAAACCCGAAGATTATTCAAGGTATTGGCGACGCTAGTTTTCGGATCACCGGTGCACCTGCAACTCACAATAACTTTGTAGCCACCATAGGTATAGGCGACCACGTGATACTGCTCATCTACCCACAATTCATCGCCCTCCATTCCTAGAGATTCGAAAAAATCGTGCTCGACTTCCAAATGCACGACCACTTCATGAGCATCCAATCGAGAGAAATCACTCTTCATGAACGCGATGTCGTGGCCTCTGTCCTTTAACGTCCTGATCGCATAATCAAACGCGCGACCAGCATCCTCCGCAGTAGAGGCAGCATAATACATGCCTGACTCCGTGTGCAAACACTCTTTCATTAATTCGCCCAATCCATAAAAAAACGGCCCAACAACGCACATAAACCTTGGTGTGCGACTTACGATGGGTCGGGGGACGACGAACTCCGGACCGTCTTCGAGTAGGAACCCACTCTTTTCAATTTTGACGAAGATTTTGGCAATAAGATCGAGATTGTTGATTGGCCTTGCAATCAAACTGAGCATGGCATCTTCCATTAAACGCTTTTTCGCAGCGGTAGGGAAGTGTGCTAGCCATTTCTCGACATCTCTTTTTACCTTTTTTCTCAACATGTCATAAATCGGGGCTTCTTTTCGAAACAACATATCAGCGATGCAGAGTGCGACTGGGTTGACTTCGGGCGTGTCAATACACAAACGATCTGTCAACATCGAATACTCCACGAGCCTTGACGCACTTTTGAAGCAATAAGGGATCGAACCGTTCAACACTATCCCATAGACAACAAGTCTAGGATTCATTGGTCGATACTTTTCGTCCCCAGTCTCCTCAATATATGCATCTTCAGCTCTGCCGTACTTATTTTCGCCTACTTGTTCGATAACGGGGCAAAGGATTCCAGAAGGAAGAGGTGCTGTGCCATCGATACCAGGGAGGGACTTTTGTTCCCCCCACCAAAACGCCAAGTACGTTTTGGCAGCGACCGAAACCCCAGAGAACAAAGCCATAAGTTTCCCGAGCACTTCCAGTTTTAAGCCAAGCAGGGGGTGCTCTGGCTCACGGGCTGGTGAAGCGGCGAAGACGATAGCGCCTTCTTGGAAACGTGACTCTGCAATGTCGGCAATATCCAACATGGCAGTGCGAGGTTTGGGAAAGTGAAAACCGTGGTATTTAGTATATGCGCCGATGACTAAAAGCGTGCCACCGACTCCGAACGTAAATCCACCTACTACCCAACCCACCCATCGAATAACATTATTCAGGTTGTAGATCGGCTTAAGCTCCGTCACAAGCTTCGCGTGTACCTCAAAATCTTTGGCGTGACGATCAATTTCTGTCGCATACACCGCGTTTTCAAAGGGCACAAGCTCGGCTAAAGCGAATGCGGCCGTAACTACTATGGTCCTGGCTTTT